TAGTGTGTACACTTCCGTTCCTATTAAAGGTGACGGTAGTGGAGCAGAATGTACTATTGTTATTGATGCAAATCAACAAGTTAGTTCTGTCACAGTTTCTAATCAAGGATCTGGATACACATATGCAAATGTTGATTTAGTTGCTGGTGGGGTTCCAACAGGAACTACAAGACCAACACTTGACGTAGTAATTCCACCCCAAGGTGGGCATGGTGCAGATATCTATAGAGAACTTGGTGCATATAATGTTCTTCTATATTCTAGAATTGAAAATGACAGCACAAATCCAGACTTTATAATAGGAAACCAAATTTCAAGAGTTGGTGTAGTAGAAAATCCACAACAATTTGGATCATCTTCAATTCTTTCTGTGGATAAAGCAAGTTCACTTAATGCTTTAAAATTAGTTGGTGCTGGATACAGTACTGCAACTTTCACAGGAGATTCTTATTTTGTTCAAAATGTCTCTACAGGAACAACTGCGGTAGGAAGAGTTGTAAATTATGATCAGACCACTGGAGTTTTAAAATATTGGCAAGATAGATCTCTTGCAGGATTTAATACTGTAGGAACTGCACAAACCCAACCCACATATGGATTTGACTTAACTGAATTTTCTGCAAGTCCAGGAACGGGAGGATCTCTAGTAATATCACCATCTACAGGTCAAGAGTTGTCAATTGATACTAATTTTTCGGGTATAAGTACGGTAATAAATAATCGTACATACTACCTTGGTCAGACTTTTACCAATGGTGTTTCTAATCCAGAAGTTAAGAAACATTCTGGTAATATTATTTACGTTGATAACAGACCGTCTATAACACGGTCATCGAATCAAAAAGAAGACATAAAAGTTATTTTGCAGTTCTAAAGAATTATGCCTCAACAAACCAACCTCAACGTAGCACCATATTTTGACGATTTTGATGCGACTAACGATTACCATAAGGTATTATTTAAACCTGGATTTCCTGTCCAAGCAAGAGAGTTAACAACTCTACAGTCCATACTGCAAAATCAAATTGAAAAATTTGGTCAACATTTTTTCAAAGAAGGATCTAAGGTAATCCCAGGAAATACTGGATATAGTCAAATATATTATTGCGTGCAATTGGAGAACACTTTTCAAGGTGTTCCTGTAGCTGCTTATGTGGATCAATTAGTAGGCACAAAAATAACAGGACAAACTTCAGGTGTAACAGCAGTTGTTGATAGTGTTATATTGCCAGAAGACTCTGAAAGGGGCAATTTAACCTTATACATCAATTATTTAACCTCTAGTACTTCTAATAATTCAACACAAACTTTTAGTAATGGAGAATCATTAACATGTACTGATTCTTTGTCTTCTGGTTTACTTGGAAATTCTATAATAGCAGCGGGAACTCCTGTTGCAATAACTCTTTCATCAGCGGCCGCTGCAACTGGATCAGTATTTCAAATTGATAGTGGAGTTTATTTTATAAGAGGAAATTTTGTAAATGTAAATAAAGAAAGTTTAATACTAGATCAGTATACTACTACTCCAAATTATAGAATTGGTCTTTTAATAGATGAAAGTGTTATTAATTCAAATATTGATGAAGAATTAAATGATAATTCTCAAGGATTTAATAATTATGCTGCGCCTGGAGCAGATAGATTAAGAATTAGTGTAAGTTTATTTAAAAAAGCACTTGATGATTTTAATGATGATAACTTTATTTTACTTGCTACTGTTATAAATGGTGTTCTTCAAATAAACAAAAGGAAGACGATTGCAGGTGGTGGTGTAGGATTTAATGATCTAACAGATGTTCTTGCTAGAAGAACATTTGACGAATCTGGACATTATTATGTTAAACCATTTGATGTAACTGTTGTAAACTCTTTAAATGATAAAGTTGGTAATGGTGGAATTTTTAATGCAGGACAATTTTCTCCCGGTGGAGTAACTGTATCCGATTCTCTTGCACTATATAAAATTTCTCCAGGAAAAGCATATGTAAAGGGATATGAAATTGAATCTTTAAATGCTGTTTACTTAGATGTAGATAAACCAAGAACAACTAGGACAATTGAAGATCAAAATATAATTTATAATACTGGTCCTACTCTAAGACTTAATAGAGTTTATAGAAATCCGGTAGTTGGTTTAGGAAATACGTATCTTGTAAGTCTTAGAGATCAAAGAGTAGGATCTAATCAAGAAACTCTTCCTGGCAATGAAGTTGGAATTGCTAGAGTTTATGATTTTAGATTAGAGTCTGGTTCATATAATACATCTGATGGAAACTTAAATGAGTGGAATCTTGCACTTTATGATATTCAAACTAATGTAGAAATATCAATAAATCAACCACATACATTATCAACTCCAACTTTTGTAAAAGGTGCTAATAGTGGAGCAACGGGATTCTTAAGACATGCAGTAAGTGCTGGAACCGCACTTACAGTATATGAATCTGAAGGATCTTTTATATCAAATGAAAGATTAATATTTAATGGCATCGATGACGGAAGAATTGCTATTGCAATCACAGAGCATAATATTTCAGATGCAAAATCTGTTTATGGAATGGTTGGATATACTGGAGATGATACTTCAGTAGGCATCAATACATTTAGTGCAGATGTAATTCAATCAACTAAGTTTACTGTTGGAATTGCAACAGTAAGTGTTCTTTCTGGAGGAATTAGTACTGTAAGAAGTAACAATTCTGCGTTCCCAGGAACCTTAGTAAAAGAAAATGATTTAATCGAATATACTGACAATACTACAGCTGGACTTCTTACAGAAGATCCAATTATAGCTAGAGTTGTTAGTGTTGGTACTACACATATTGATGTTGAAGGTGTAACTGCAGTTGCAGGAATATCCAGTGGACTTCTTCCTGCAGCAACATTGAACGTAACTGATTTTAAGGTTATTGCAACAGATTTAGCTCCATCTTCAGATGATTCGTTATTTACTGCACTATCAAAAATAAATGTATCTGATATTAATCTGGATGATGCATCACTAACGATTAGAAAAACTTTTGATGTAACTATTGCAAGTAGTGAACTTTCTACTCAAGTAGTTGCTGGTACAAATGAAACTTTCTTACCATTTGATGAGGAAAGATATCTTCTAATCAGAAATGATGGAACAACTGAAGCACTAAATGCAGATCAGTTAGATATTTCACCTAATGGCAAAACATTGCAGATCCGTGATTTAGGATCTAACGGTGATGCTACTTTAATTACTTCTCTGAGAAAAATTAAACCAAAAGCAAAACAAAAAATTAAAAATAGGGTTACTTCAATAATTGTTGATAAATCCAAATTAGTTGGATCTGGAATTGGAACAACAACTTTGAATAATGGATTGACTCAAGGATCTTTTCCATTCGGAACTAGAGTTGAAGATGAGGTCATTTCTTTAAATAATCCTGATGTAATTCAAATTCATGGAATTTATGAATCTGCAGATACTGATACTGCTTCTTGTCCACAAGTAATTTTACAATCAATTAATACTACATCAACCACGTCTCAAGAATTTTTAATTGGAGAAAGATTTATTGGTCAGACAAGTGGTGCTGTTGCAATTGTAGCAGAAAAATTAGATAATTCTACTATTTCCTTTATACCTAAAAATGAAATTGGTTTTGTTGAAGGAGAGACTGTAGAATTTGAAGAATCTGTGGCATCTGCACTTGTTTCAACATTAGCAACACCAAGTTTTAATATTTCATCAAATTATAGTTTTCAAACTGGTCAAGAAAAAACTTTCTATGATTATGGACGAGTAAGAAGAAAACCAGATTCTTCTGCACCTAGTAAGCAGTTGAGAATTTATTTTATGAATGCTTCTTTCTCTACAACAGATGATGGTGACATAACAACTGTTAATTCTTATGAGCAATTTGATTTTACGAGAGAAATCAAAGATATAGACCTCAACAGAAATACTGATATTATTGATATCAGACCTAGAGTTTCTTCCTTTGTCACTGATAGTTCTAATACCAGATCTCCTTTGGAATTTCTTGGTAGAGAATTTACAGCATCTGGTCAATCAGCAACCACTGTACTATCATCAGATGAAGCAATTTTAGCGGATATTAGTTACTTCCAAGGAAGAATTGATAGAGTTTATCTTACTAAAGAAGGCAAATTCCAAATAATGTATGGAACTCCTTCTGACAGTCCTATAAGACCTGATCCAATTGATGACGCTATTGAAATTTGTAGAGTTCAACTTCCACCATTCCTTTATTCTCCATCTCAAGCATCTTTATCTTTTATGCAACATAAGAGATATCAAATGCAAGATATCAAGAGACTTGAGGATAGAATCAAGAGTCTTGAGTATTATACTACGTTATCTCTCCTTGAAAAGGAGACAGCAAACTTCTTTGTTCCGGATAGTAGTGGTTTAAACAGATTTAAGTCTGGTTTCTTTGTTGATAATTTTAATGATTTTAAAGCACAAGAACTTAATCTTCGTATCAATAACTCTATTGATAGAAAATTTAATGAACTAAGACCAAGACATTATACAAATTCAGTTGATTTGATATTTGGTCCTGTTGTTGATTTAGATTCTACCGATGATTTAAATTTTGCTGATATTGAAGGCAATAATGTAAGGAGACAAAATGATGTTGTAACTCTTGACTATTCTGAAGTAGAATTTATTAAACAAAATTTTGCTACAAGAACTGAAAGTGTTACTCCTTTCCTTATTAGTTTTTGGAATGGTACACTAGAACTTACTCCAGCATCTGATAACTGGGTAGATACCACTAGACTTGATGCAAAAATTATTGAAACTGAGGGTAACTACAATGAAGTATTCGACGATAATGTTGAGGCAGGTTTAATAGATCCCCAAACAGGATTTGGTCCTATGATTTGGGATTCTTGGGAAACCAATTGGACTGGTGTTGAAGTTGTTGATGAAACAAGAGAAAGAGTTATTCAAAATGGACCCGATGTTATTTACCAAGGTGAGTCCTGGAGACCAGGAAGACTAACATCAAGCAGACAAGTTACTGATCAAGTTATTGAAGAACAACTCAGAACAACCAGAGAGTTTGGAACTACTTCAAGATCTGGTGTCAGGACTATTGTTACTGAATCGTTTGATATGGAGTCTGTTGGAGATAGAGTTGTCAGCAGAGATCTTATCCCATACATGAGATCTAGAAACGTTGAATTTGTTTCTAAGAAAATGAAACCACTCACTAGAATGTATGGATTCTTTGATGGTGTTGATATTACTGAGTATTGTGTACCTAAACTTTTAGAAATTACCATGTTATCTGGAACTTTCCAGGTTGGTGAAACAATTATTGGCGAAATGAGCGCAACTGGTCTTGGTGAAACATCTGCAGAATCCAATGCTAGCATTAGATTTAGAGTTGCCCAATCTAATCATAGAGAGGGTCCATATAATGCAGCAACTAAAACCTATGTGGACAATCCATATTTAAATATTCCACTATCTGGATCATACTCATCCACTTCTACTATTGTCAATGTTGATACATTTTCTCTTGCATCTCAGGCAAGAGGTGATTTTTATGGTTGGGTAAAATCTGGAATGGTACTTATTGGAGCATCAAGCGGTGCTACTGCTACTATTGAAAATGTCAGACTTATCTCTGACATATCTGCTACTTTAATTGGTAGTTATTATGTTCCCGATCCTAATAATATTACTTTCCCAAGATTTGAATGTGGAACTAAGACTTTTACTCTTACTAATGATATTGACAACAATCAAGATAATGCAACTACAATTGCAGAAGAATCATTTAGTGCATCTGGTACTCTAGAAACAGTTCAAGAAAATATCATTTCTGTTAGAAATGCAAGAGTTGAACTTAAGAATGAATTCCAAAGTAGAAATGTTAATAGAGATCTTGGAACAGAAGTTGTTAATAGTAGAGTTGTTTCTTCAAGAACAAGAACTCAAACAATTATTACTTACTATGATCCACTCGCACAGTCTTTCTTAGTAGAAGATGAAACCGGAGTATTCCTGACTAGTTGCGATGTCTTCTTCAGATCTAAAGATGACATGGATATTCCTGTTGTTTTCCAGTTAAGGACTATGATAAATGGTTCTCCAGGTGCGAGAATTCTTCCTTTCTCTGAAATCGTTTTAGATCCTAATGACATTCAAACATCAGCTGATGGATCAATTGCTACTAACATTCAATTTAAAGCACCTGTGTATGTTGAGGGTGGTACTGAGTATGCTGTATGTTTAGCATCTAATTCCACTAAGTATAGTGTTTATATTTCTAGAATCGGTGAAAATGATCTTTTAACTGATACATTTATTTCTAACCAACCATACCTTGGATCTTTATTTAAGTCACAAAATGCTTCTACATGGGAACCAAGTCAATGGGAGGATCTCAAGTTTACTCTCTATAGAGCAGACTTTATTGATAGTGGATCTGTTGAGTTTTATAGTCCAGAACTCAATAGAGGAAATGCACAAATTGCAAAACTAACATCTAATCCAATTATTCTTCAATCTAGATCAATTAGAGTTGGTCTTGGAACTACTGTTGCGGATGCATATGAATTTGGAAATACATTCTTCCAAGCATCAACAAATGCAACTGGAGATCTTGTAGGAACTGCAGGTTCTGCTGTAGGTAATCTTTCAATTAGTAATGTGGGTCTTGGATATACTCCTGCTGATGGTGGGCAAACATTCTCTGGGGTTAATCTTGTTACTCTAACTGGTAATGGTAGAGGGGCAACAGCAGATATTACTATTAGAAATGGAAGCATTGTTGCTTCTGGTGCTACTATCAATAATGCTGGAGGTTCTGGATATCAAGTTGGAGATGTTGTTGGAATTGATACAATTGGTGCCGCATCTGTCGGTAGAAATGCAAGACTTACGATTGCAGGAATTGGAGTTACTAACGAACTTATTCTTAATAATGTTCAAGGTGAGTTTGTTGTTGGAGCAGCAAACACCCTATTCTTCTTCAATAGTTCAGGTATTTCTACAGAATTAAATTCTTCTGGTGCAGCTGGTCTTGGAACTGGTGGAGATGTTCAAATTACAAATATCGTAACTGACCATGATGGAATGCACTTCAAGGTCAATCATCAGAATCATGGAATGTATTTCTCTGACAATTTAGTAAGTATATCTGGAGTACATCCAGATATTAAACCAACTAAATTAACTGCAGAATACTCTTCCACTTCTACAAGTCAAATTGCTGTTGGTGGAGCAACAACATTCTCAACTTTTGAAAGTGTTGGAGTTGGAACAACAAACGTAGGATATCTTTTAATTGGAGAAGAAATCATTAAGTATACTAATGTTAGTGGAAACAGCATTGGAGGTGATATTGTAAGGGGTGTGAATCCAAAGACATATCCAATTGGCACTCCTGTTTACAAATATGAACTTGGTGGAATTAATCTTAATAGAATTAATAGAACTCATGCATTGAGTGATGTCACTAAAATTGATCCGTTTACATTTGACAGTTATCAAGTTAAAATTGATACTAGTGCAGCAACTGGAACTGATAGAAGTACAGATGTTGGGTTCCCTAAACTTTATATTTCAGGAAATAGATCTACTGGAGGATCTAAAGTTAGGGCATCTCAAAATATGCCTTTTGAAATCATTACCCCACAAGTTCAAAATGTAACTGTTCCTGGAACTAGTATTTCTGCTGAACTTAGAACAACTACATCTAAGAGTTTTAGTGGTAATGAAATTCCATTTGTTGATTCAGGATTCCAAGACATTACTATAAATCAAAAGAACTATTTTGATACTCCAAGGATGATTGCATCTAAAGTAAATGAAGACGCACAACTAACTAATATTGTTGGTAGTAAGTCAATGCAGATGAGACTTTTCCTTTCATCTACAGATACACGCATAAGTCCTGTCATAGATTCTCAGAGAACAAATGCTATTCTTACTTCTAATAGAGTCAATAATATAATTTCAAATTATGCAACAGATCCTAGAGTAAATAGTGCTGTTGATGATCCGACAGCATTCCAATATATCTCTAAAGAGATTGTTCTTGAAAATTCAGCATCATCTCTTAAAATTATTCTATCTGCTCATATTAATCAGGGATCTGATATTAGAGCATTCTTTGCAACTAATAACAAACCAGGATTAATTCCTGTATTTACTCCTTTCCCTGGTTATGCAAACTTTAATCAAAGAGGAGAAGTTATTGCACCTGAAAATAATAATGGTGAATCTGATTCGTTTATTACAAAATCAAATAATATTACATTTGACAGTAGAGCACTTAATTATAGAGAATATACATTCACTATTGATAGATTGCCCTCATTTAGAACATATAGAATTAAACTTGGAATGACATCTACGGGACAATGTTTCGTACCAAGAGTGAAAGAACTTAGAGTTATTGCTTTAGCATAATATGGAATTTTATGAGATGAAAGGTCATAAGGATCTCGCAAGAGATCCTGAAACCAATGCAATCATTAATGTAAATAATTTGGAATATACTCAGTATCTTTCAAGGCGTGAAGTAAAAGTCGAAAAGAATCAAAAAGTAGAAACAATGGAAGAAGATCTTGCTAACGTGAAGAGTGAACTTAATGAAATCAAGTCGTTACTAAAGGAGTTATTACATGGATCCTAATACTATAGAACTAAGTAACTTATCAAAGCAATTTGCTTATACTAAATTGGCATCACAGATAGATAGTTGTAATGATCATGATGAACTAAAAAATATTGCAAAATCTTTTTGCAAACTTTATTATAAACAACAAGAAACAATGGCAATGATAGGTATACCTGATGGCATCTAAAACAATCACATTTGATCCAGATTCTGGAGTTCCTTATGGGTTAAATTTGACCATGTATGGTGGAGCAGATTTTTCTGCAAATTTAAATGTTCTTAGTACGTCAAATACTGCATTTGATTTAACTGGATATTCTGGATCTGCGGCAATATCTAAAAGTGTTGCTGTTGGAGCTACTTTAGGAATAACTAGTTCATTAACTGTTGGATTTACTAGTGCATATGACGGTAAGATTGAATTGTCATTGAGCGCAGTAAATACTAGAGGAACTACAGAAGGAAGATATATGTTTGATGTGTTAGTAAGTAAAGGAGGAACTACATATCCTCTTGCAAGTGGAAATGTAATGGTAATTAATCCAGTTTCATCAGCACCCTAAATACAACTAGGAAACT